CAATGAACGCCTTAACCGTCTCCTTACTGTACAATCCGCTTTTCTTCGCAGTACCGATATACTTCGCAATTAACGAACGTTCCGCCATAACTCCGCCTGCTGCTGCGTATTGTATTCCGAATTTTTCGACGTGCTTATCGGCTAGATACGATTGAAAATGCGCCGTATTCCAGTCTGCTACAGGTAGCTCCGAATAGTGTTTCGCCTTTTTAGTCGCCATCATTCCGCCTCCTCTTGCGTCAATTCTACGTTATCTATCCGCATATAAGTAGCAATCGGACGCTTAATCGCCTCCATCGGCATGTCATCGCCATATAACGCTTTATGCGCCCCTATCTGCACACTTGCGAGTGCTGCACTGTATAAATACGGAGATGTCTGCTTGCTTGCGTTTAGGCATCCGCTTAATGCAAAGCGTAGTTTTTCGATTTCCTTCGCTTGTCTTACGATCAATTCTTCCGTTTTTGTTAGCGTCATATAATCCGCTCCTTTCGTTTTACCGTCGATTTGCTCGCTGTGAGCCGTTCTAGCCGTTTCCCTTCCGCTAATACTCTCCGTCTAGTTTGGCGTTAATCTCCCGTCGAAATGCCGAGATTTCATCGCACAATTCTTTTAGCGAGGTTGCATCCGATTCGAATACGTTTTGACGTGCGATTAATTCGATTGCTTGCGCTACTTTTCCGCAGTATTTCCAGTTGCGCCATTCTGTGCGAAGTTCTGCCGACATTGTTTCCGCGTTAAAATTCGGAGATTTCGTCGGGTCGACCGTGTGCTTACGTTGGATTACGATTTGCATTTCGTCCGATGTGATGCGGTATTTTCCGCTTACTTCTATTGATAACGTCATTGAGCTTCCTCCCATCCGTAATAAACCGATTCCGAGTAGTAGCCGTTAGAACTTCCATAAAATCGGACTACTACCGTTCCTTTAATTGTAGCGAACTTATAGAACGTCCATGTGTACGATTCCCAGCTACCCTCGTCAGCACCGCTTTCCGACACTTCTTCCGCCATTAAAATAGGCGAGCCTTCTAAATCCGATAAATCCCCTTCGATAGATTCGATGTACACTGATTCGCAACAATCCTGTTCATGATAAAAGCGGAAATACTTCCCACCATCTAATACGAAGTGTACCTCGTCATTTTCCGATGTAACATTCGCAAATGTGCGCCCTATTAATTCGTCAATAATAACTACGTTTGTCATCTGATTTCCTCCTGTTCATTTTCGCTTAATTTAACCGTCGTTTTAGCCGTTTTAGCCTCCGCATGATAAATATATCCACTACGATAGTAGAACGCCTAAATCACTGTAGTTATCACGGTAAAACGATGTGCTATGCGTCAAGTGTCAGCTTATGTCCGCATGTTACGCACTCAAATTCGACTTTTGCTCCGATTGGACGGAACATGTAGGCGTGGTGGCCGGCGCAACTTGCGGGGCGTCGTACGTCCTTCTTTTCTTTTTGATTTTTAAAAATCATCGATAAATACCTCCTATAGCGGATTACTCCGTTTATTTTTTTTATTACGATTATTAATACTGTTATCGATATGAATTTTGCGATAGCAAAATAGCGGATAAATGCGTTAGCATTTAGACGCGTATTCTTTTAACTACGATTTACTCCGTTTTAATGACCGCGAGAATATTTTAAAGATAGTAGTTTAGTTAAAAAAGAAAGTAGTATAGTTCGTGTATCTCTCGTGACACCCCTCACCGAGTACCACCACGGATACGGCTACGTCATTTATCGAGCAAGTAGTATATGTTCGTAGTCTGCCGCCCGTGTCCGTTCTTACGGCTTTCTCGACGCACATAACCCGCATTTTCTAACGCTGCCAGCGCTCGAAAGACGCTGTTCCGACTACATCCGGAGATGCCTGCGACTGTGTCTGCGGATGGATACGCCTGTTTCGTGTCGTTATTAGCGTATAGGCATAGTGCTGTGTATACCGCCTTATCTCGCATGATTAGCGAGGCATCTTCGACTAATGATCGTGGGACCATAACGAATTTAGACGTTCGATAATCGATTACTTTCATCTACGCAACACCTCCGAATCTGACGGCGGTTGCTCTGCGAATAAATGCGTCGACTTTGCGTTGGAGTTCTTCGCTAATGTACGGATAGTATTCCGATACGTGTACGAATGTTGCTCTGTCGTCAGTTGCGTTTGTGTCGTCGATTGCGTAGATTATGACGAGATAATCCGTGTGCTGTCGGTACTTTTCGATTGTATTGCAACTAGGATTTAAAGCGGTTGATTTCGATAGTTTTGCGTCTAGCCACGTATTTCCGGATATGAAGTCGGGGATTGCGTCTCCAACTTTATCATGGCGTCTGTGTGAAATTTGAGCTTCAATAAATATCTCATCCACCAGTAACTCAAACTCTTTACCAAGGCTAGTTAAGACGATTAACTTATTAGCATTTGCGCCAGGTAGCATACCTAACGTAACCCCATATGTCTTATATAACTCCTCGCGCTTCCCGTAAAACTGCGATATTAATGTTTCTATTTGGTTATAAGGATATCGTCGAGGTCGATCATCTAAAATGGTCGAGATATATTCGTTGTTATGCTTAGTAAACTCCTCTATCCTGTCTAGCGCATACTCGTCTGCTACTTGGCGGAGAATCCTATAAGGGCAAACATCGTAATTCATCGCTTGAAGTTCTGTTATTTTGCGAAGATACACTTCAAAGTCGACTTTTAAATGTCCATCTATATTTACTTCGAAACAGCAATCTAAATAATCGAATACCCTTTCAAACGAAATCTCCTTGTATGTTTTGATTTCGTACCCATAAGCTGTGAGCGCGATATCTAAACTCCCGAAGTTGCGCTTACAACGTGTTCTTAGTGAGTGTTCATGCTGATTAATATAGCGCTTCAATTCCATCCCTTGTGGCTTGTCTGTTTCTATGATTTCATCCAATATTTCAAACACTAGCATCTGCTTTTTGCTGTACACGAAATCACCTCCTTACCGTCTTATATACACAAAATTTCCGTTTCGCACACTTTTATGTAAAAATAGTACGTTATACCTAGAAACTAATCGGTTATACTAACGGTAAATACTGTTAATACAGTCGAGGAGGAATCGCAATATGAACGAAAAGCAACCGATTTATAAACGCAAATGGTTCGCATACACAGTCGCTATACTATTAGTATTGTCGGCATTTTCGCTTTTTGGCGGAAACGACGAGGAAGAACAGGCGGAGCAATCCGAAGAAACACCGAAGCAAGCTATAGCGGAGGATAAGGCGGAAGTACAAGCGGAGCCAGCCGTAGAAAAAGAGCCGGAAGTCATAACGTTAGCAGACGCAGTTAACGAATATCTTGGCGACCGTCGTATACACGGACAATCGGTAAAAGACGGGTACTATACGATACAGACGGACTTTGGCGACTTTGTTAGTCGTGAACGTAGCGAAGAGGAATCGGTAGACTTGGCGCAGCTTGTTAGCGAACATGCGGAATATATGGCTACTGGCGCTAAAGGCGTCATGGTCGAGTATATTAGTGGAGTAACAGATGCTTACGGAAATTCGAAAGATGATACGATTATGTTTATCGGATATACAAACGAAACAATAGCGAAGATCAACTTCGATAATTTCGATACAGATAACGTTGTAACGGTTGCTGACGAGTATTTCCGAATGGCTTCGTTTAAATAGACGCAAAAAAAGGCGGAAGGCTACGATGGCCCTCCGCTTATGCTTTCTCTTTCCAATCGCAAGCCTCTGCGATTTCCAGTAGTCTTTGCGCAAACTCGACGACCTCTGCGCTACGTGTCCCACTACCATTCTTTGCAGCTACACGCAATTCCGCTTTAAGTTCTGCGTATGTCCGTAATAATTCATCGCGTGATACCGTTGTCGCTAATAGCCGACTTTCCATCGGTGTTAATCCACTCATATAACCGCCTCCGTAATTGGTTTATTTTACCATACCTTTATCTGATAATTCCGTCAATAGCTTGATGTACGCTTTAATGTACGATTGCTCTAGCGTCTGTTTACGTTGATTCTGCGTTAATTTACTCACGATACAACCGCCACCAATCCGACTGTAACTGCGCCAATGCTCGCATAATATCCGTAATAACCGACTTGTGTACTTAACGGAATTACTTCGCCATTATCCTCGTATAAGAATAACCATACGTCTAGCTTACGTTTCATACGTCGAATATGCGCCATTATACCGCCTCCAGCTTTAGAAAGTCGATACTTTCGATAATGTCTCCGAAGTCCACTCGATAAAAATCGTTAGCAATTCCGACAACTTCCCCAACCGCCTTAAAATGCGCCGGTACTACGTTTACCTCGTCTGCGTAAATAATGACTCTAACCGCCTGCCCAATCGTAAATAATCCGAATAAATCCACGTTATCGCCTCCGTTAATTAACTTGATACGTTAATAATAACGCTAAACGATATTAACGTCAATAGTTATTATCGCTAAAAGTTAAATAACGTGATACAATCGGTTATATACCGAAAAGGAGGCGCAATTATGCCATTAAAATTTACGCTTAAAGAAACGCTAGAACGCGAAGGATTAACGAAATACGCCGTATCTAAAGAGGCGAATATACGTCCGAACACATTGACGGATTTGTATAACGGAGACACACGTAGCCTACGAGTGGATACGATAGACTCCGTTATAAACGCGATCAATCGTCTGACTGGCCAAAGATACGGACTTGAAGCGATAATGATTTACGAGGACGCCGAGTGAGCGTCCTTTTTCTTTTCGCTTAGAATCCGAAAGATTCGCGGAATGTATTGCGGTATGAGCGTGATTTAATTGCGTTTGTTACGTTACGAATTGCCGTATATAGTACCGCTGCTGTGTTTACTACTTGCCCACGTCTTACTCCATTCATTACGCTGATTATTGCGTCATAATACTCTGATTCGTTGTCCTCGATCTGAATAGTCTTATCCACCGATGCTTTAGCTTTATATACTACGCCTGTCATTTCGTATAACTCGTCAGCGTCAAAGAATGGCGCTAATGCGTTCTTTAATGTTTTTGGTAATTTCGTTACTAACCCTTCTTTGATAAGCGAAGCGCTCGCTCCTGTGTCTTTTGTATTTAATAAATCTTTTTTAGCGTCTTGAGGAGCGTCTAAGCCCGTGCCATCCGGTGTGACACCGCCTGTGCTATCGTCGTTATCATCGTCTTCATTATCTTGCATATTATCCGTCTTTTGCTCTTCTACTGCTACAAAAGCGTCTTTAGCCGCTAACTGCGTTAAAAATACGATAGTGTTCGACGTTTGCCCGCCACCGGCACGACGATCAGTTGCGTATTGTACGAAGAATCCAAGTGATTCAAACTTGTTACAGATACGGATTACTTGGCGACGAGATAAGCCAGTTTTCTCCGCGATAGACGTTTTAGATAAGTAGCAAACTCCGTAATGCTTCGATGCAAAGCGATGAATAACGTCTAGTACCGCCTTTTCCGATGGTGTCATAAATTCGCTATGTTGCTCGCGAATCGCCTTCGTATTAGCGTTCAATTGGTCGATTGTTTTAAATGGTGCGTAGTAGCTGCGCGTTGCTTCCGTATTGATTAATTTCATTTCGATTCGCCTCCGATTTTTGCGGAAACAAAAAAGCGCTATGTCGCATAAATTTCCTGCAACATAACGCTTTAAACCGTTGACTATCCCGTATAATTACGATACAATTAACGTACAATAATATTTGTACGAGAATGTAAGTCCGGTTAGTGTTAGTTGCGAGTGAGAGTCGCGATTGACCGTCGTAGAGTGTTGGCGCACTACTACGGCAGCCGGCTTTTCTTATTCCGTTCAGTTAAGTTACCCACATAGTACCATGACAATTTTATATAACGCAAGTAAAAATTTCTGCGCTCACTCGATCATCCGGGTTGAGCGCTATTTTTATGTCTGTATAAAACTACGGCTGATTAACCGTATAAAACTCCATGACAGCGAATTATAATGTTTACACTACGGAGTTTTTGTGCTAAAGTTACGTATATAAACCATTTGGAGGCGAAGAAATGAAGTTATTTGCGCTAGATTTAGGAAATAGACAGGTTAAATTACGCAGTGAAAAAAGTTTAAAAATTTTACCGAGCTACTTTGTTGATGCGGAGGAATACGGAAAACGTGACGTATTAGTTTTAAAAAGTACAGATAAAAAGACGAGTGATTACGTAAGTCAACGCGATTCTGATTTTACTTACGTGTGGGGCGAAGGTTTAAATATTAGCGGAAAGCATTTAATGGATACTATCCGATTTGATAACCGATACAACTCGCTTGAATTTAAGTTATTAGCGGACTTTGCACTTACTGAATTAGCTCGTGACTTTAAGGAATCGTCTGACGGTATTTTAGATGTAGTTGTCGTAACAGGCGTACCGACGGACGATTACGAAAAGGACGACGTAGTAGCAAATCTTACTCAATCGCTAAAAGGCGTGCATAGTACGGAGATTAACGGAAAAACTCATGTTGTACGTGTACATGACGTTTATGTATTAATGCAGCCGACAGGTACAGCAATTAACGAAATGGTAGACGATCAAGGCGAAGTAATCGACGGTACGGACATAGAGGATGGATACATCGGGATTGTTGACTGTGGAGGCGGTACGCTAATCATTGACGCATTTGACGAGATGAACTTAGATACGAAAAACCGCGTACAATTAAAAGACGGAGCTTATTCGCTGTATACTGCGATTCGTAACCGTGTTACATCGCATCCGATTTCGGAGCATGAGGTTGAGCGCATCGTACGTAACGGCAACGAGACAGAAGTTTACACATGGTCGCCAAACGGACGCGAAACAATCGACTTAACGGACATTGTTATGAAAGAACGTAAACGCTACACACGTAAAGTCGTACAGTCGATTAAGACGAATTATAAAGATATGGGCCGCATGAAAACGATATTTATTACAGGTGGCGGAGCTAACTTACTTATCCGCGACGAAGTGGAAATGACGCTGCCAATTGCACGCTTTGTTAAAAACAGTGAAACAGCGAATGTTAACGGATTTTACAAGTATGGACTAGTGAACGAGGTGACAAACGTTGGCGACGAAACTACGAATTGAAGTTTTATTAACGGATGCTGACGAGGATATTATCGATTTTATTAAGTCGAATAATACGCCGAGATCAGCGCAGTTTAAAAACGCTATGCGCTACTATATGCACCGCAAAGAAGAGGAACAGTTTGATGCGCGTGTTAAGCGACTGTTAAACGATGTGCTGGCGGAGCGTGGCGAAGTTTCCGGAAAAGTAGAAAAGATTACGAGTAAAAAACGTTTAGGATTTGGCGCTAAGAAAGATTAAATATCGAGGAGGATACGTTTGGACGAGATGTACGAAGTTGAATCTAACGGCTGGGGCTTGATTGTTGTCGGTGGATTAACTTTCTACGGAGCAAAGGCGCTTTTCTTCGACATACTAGACTTTATCGTAGCGTTTTTACAATAAAAATAAGACCGCTAGGCAATCGACGCCTGGCGGTCATTTCTTTTTATCCTTCGATTTCTTCGGATTAGGCTTAGTCGGAAATCCGTAACGCTCCGTATGCTTGCGCATGCTCTCCGCAATCTTGCGTATTTTCTCCTCTTTTGACACGATCAACACCGTCCTTTTTATTCGTAGTATGCCCGTCCTTTTACGATTTTATACGTACTAGGACAACCTCGCTCTCTCATACGATATAAAAATAAAGTGGGAACTGAAAGACTAGTTCCCTACGCAAATACCCGAAAATGGAGGTAGGGGAGTGACCGGAGTAGGGCAGAGGAAGGAACGCAGCGACAAGAAGAGAGACGTAAAGCCAGTTATTTCCATCGAATTAAAGGACGCAATTTATCGCTTGGCATACATCACGCAGACGCCGATCAAAGACGTAGCCGAGCGCATGATTAACCACGCAATAACAGAGCGTGAGATTATCGATAATTTATCGCAGTCATTTCGAAGGGATGTCCGAATCAATAATACGTTACATCACGGACACATACAGAATAGACGGATAAGCAAGCGCGAGGAAGGCGAACGGGAGCGGATTACTTTACGGTTGACGCAGCGAACATACGAAGTTGTGGCGGTACTTGCTTACGCATTGGACGTAAGTGCTTCGCGAGTGTGTGCGCTATTGCTCGATGAAAGTATGCATGATTTCCGCTTTGTTAACGGATATGTAAATCGGTATTTATCAGGTAAACTTTCGGAGAGTCAAATGCGGGAATTGCGGGACATATTGCGGTATGTGAACGAATATGAGGACGATCAAATGACGCTTGCTTCGCTATTATCGTCGATTGTGGACGAAGTGAGTGCACCTGTTACGAGGATGAAAGACGCTGTTAGCGAGTTTATCGTTAAGAGTTGGCGGGACAATTAAAAAGAGAGCGCGAATATGCGCCCTCTCCGTTTTATTTTAAAATCTTCGCTTTTATTTGTAGCTTATCTTTTAACGTATCTATAAACTCGTCGTAACTACGTGAGTTTTCGAAAATCTGTCCGGCTTCGTATAGAAACGGTGTTACAGGTCCTTTTACGAAGTCACATACTAAATCGTCTATAGCTCTTAAGATAGCGAGTTTTTTCTCAAGATTTCGGTCGGATTTACACTTTACTTGTGCTCTATACTTTTTGCCGGTCGCTAAACTTTTAATGACGACGACTTTATACAAGTTTAATCCGCTCCTTTTACGTGGTGTTATTATTCTATTATCGTGTACAAGCGGATTATGCACCGAAATGTCAACGTATTTTAAACGCAAAAAGACCGCCAATCCCCGAAAGGAGAGGCGGTCTAATTCCGTTATTTAGCTTTACTGCGTCGGTGTGCAATTACGAAGTCTAGTCCGACTAATCGGTCTAGCGTAATCGTACCGTTTTCTGCGTCCTTAACATGCGACTCTTGGATAATACCGTCCTTAACCGCCTGCTTTAAAAATTCGATAGTCTCCGTTTTAATAGCGGGACTTTGTGGATTCCATTTCGTTGACATCGTTTTAGCCTCCTCTTTTTTAACTGCGTCTGTCACCGTTAATACGACTTTACCGCTCGATGTAGACGGTACTTTGACGCCATTAATAACCTTCGCATCATATCCGCTAGGCAAGCGCCAATTAGCGCTAACTTCGAAATGCGGACGATCAATACTGCCTTTCCAATCGCCACCCCACGTTATGCCGAGTTTGCGAGCGATTGCACCCGCTTTATTGAGCGTTGCTACGTCGTATAACGATTTAGGCGGACATACCGCTATATCCCACGCTAGACGGCTTGTATGACGGCTAGAACGAGTCCATGTAACGATTTGTCCGCTACGTGTGCGCCCTTGTTCGTATAGATAGTTTTGGCGGTTCTGTGAACGGTACGTTTCCGTCACAAATACGTTAACTCCTGCTTTATGGCATTCGTAGAAAAACGCTCGAATCGCTAGCTGCGCATTAGGCGCTAACTCCGCTACATCACGACACGTTTTAGTAACGTCAGACATCGCTATCACCGCCAGCACGCGCCTTGTCTACGCTTGCCTCTGCGAGCATGTAAACGGCTACCGAGCCAAAGGCTGTCACTACTGCAGTAATCTGCGCTATGTCGTTGTCGCCTACGTTGAATACTACGAGCATTGAACCGATAAATCCGGCCACTAACGCCCAAAACTTACGCGATGCTAACTTCGTTTTCCAATTCGTCATATAACATCCTCCTCCTCCGTTTTGTCTTGCGTTGTTTCTGCGTTATCTTTCCTCCGATTAACGAACGTCTCGACGCCTTGTATTCCGGTCACACTTACAACTACCGCCATTACTACCGGAGCTGCTGCGTCTAATAGTGTAAAATACTCGCCTCCGAGTGTGCGTCCGATTAATACGAAAATAAATCCGACAGTGAGTGCGGTAAAGAATACGCCTGTCGAGATCAACAGCAGATAATCTTTCGCACTCATTCCGTCATCGTCGTTCCAAAACGTCACTCTGCGAGGCTCACCGTCAATGTTGATGACTGCGCGTTTCTTTCGCTTCATACAGAGAAACCTCCGCTTATTAGAAATGCGATGATTGCTCCGATAAGTGCTCCGAGTATTAGTCGTAATATCCACGTCGTATTATCTTTAATTCCGCTAAGGTCTTGGCGGATTTCTGCGATGTTTGATTCCGCTACTGCCATACGTGTTTCGAGTGATGCCGTCTTACCTTCGAGCATTGCTATCCGTTGTTTATCGTCCATGATTGCGCCTCCTTTGCGTTGAGATTACGTTAAAAGCCCTCCACAATGATGTGGAAGGCATAAAAATAACGCTACATTGCTGTGCGTTTGCGTGTTTACTTATTTTGTGGTGTTGCTAAAATCATGACTTTTTCATCTTCAGTAATGCGTCCTTTTGAAACCATTGCCGTTAAATAGACCTCATCAATTTTACCCATTACATACATGTTTAATAAAAATCCGTACATAGTATCTACTCCTTTTAATTTGTATTTTTTAGAAACTCATTAGCATATCTAACAATGCATTTTCTGTTGCGTCTTGTCGTGCTTTTAAAACATCAATTTCGCTCGGTGGAATATCTTCTAAAATCGCTTGGTGTGGTGCAACAGATACGTCTACACCCGTAATAAATTTACCTTGCGAAACCTCTATTTCTAAATGTTGCAAACCTTCAGGCTTAATATAATCACCTGTGATTTGCGTAAAAATTTTACCGTTGTCATCATAAATAATTAAAGTATTTTCCAAAAAAAAACCCCCCTATTCGTATGCTTCCCAATATACAGAAGTGTTAGCTGATGATATTAACATCAATTTAAATCCACTAGAATTGACGTAACAACTGATACTTGCCATTTCCGACTTAGTTACATTTAAACCATTAATAATAGTTATAGAAGTCGTAGATTTAGCTGCGCTATAATAACACCTTCTGTCGCCTGAACCTGTGTCACCTACGTTGACCATTATGTGTGTAGACTTAAACCCTAAACCCGAAACAATAGCGTACCCATTTGAATCTGTAGTCACACGCCCCGAAGCATATCGCCTAGATTGTAAAGTACCAGTTATTTTTTCGTCATTTACATAAGCAGTTTTCCCATTTAGTATATCTGCCGCTGTTGCAGTTGCGTCAGATGTATCAATTCCACCAGTATCAATTGTAGATACCGAATCAGTAATATCAGACCAACTACTTGTAACTGTTATCGGTAAGCTATCATCAACAGACAATAACACGCTTACCATATTACTTTTGACGTTATTGCCATATTGAAAAGCCTGTTCAGCTTTTTCGTATGCTAATTTAACTGCTTTACTTGTAGCTGATTTTGTTTCGTCATCGCTATTTGTAGCACTAGAAAGCATTACTACGCCTTTTTTTGTAGTTGTTGCATCCTCTATGGTCACGCTTGGTATTTCTAGTTGGTCACTTGGTACTTTTCCGTTTGAACCAAGTGTTGCAATCCCATTCGGCTGGCCTTTAGCATCTTTTATAGCCCCAACCTCTTCATCAATTTTTACGAAATTCTCGTTGAATTCCGTCCGTTTGAATTGGTCAGAAGGAGTCCAAGTATTGAGTTTTAGTTTTGTAGTTTTTTGAGGCACTCTTTTTCACTCCTTTTAATAATATAAAACCTTGGCAATAGCTGTATCTCTGTTCGCAACTGAAACATTCGGATTAATATCACCTGATTGTGTAAAAGTTATTGGGGATTGCATATTTAAAAGCGGGCAAGTTACATACGTGACTATTGGACCCGTAGTAAATTGGTAAGACCCCGATACAGTAGCAATAACAGGAGTTCCAGGCACACTAAACGGTGGGAACTGAGATGTCCCCGAACCTGTCGGCAGATTTGGTGTGTATTCTATTGAGTAAGTTTTTAACGAAATATCAATATTTGACACCTTATTGACTAATGCTCTTAAATCTTCCGAACCGTCAGCTTGAATACTGTTATTAACTAAATTTATTGCTAGTGTATCTTTTAAAACTTGTATTTTACTCTGCATCTGCACAAAACTGTCACTGTTGTTCAATGGTTGGCCGACAACGCCCGCAATTGCTTTCTTTCCGTTATCGGCATTTATAAAAAGCTCGTTTAACGCACCTTCAACGGTTGTCGCATTAAATAAATTCGCGCTATCTGTAAATGTTATATTATCCGCAACCAACCCTGTACCAATAGCGTCGTCAATCGCATCCATATTCGCATTAATCACCGTAATATCAGCCGATTCGTTCGGCAACGGCTTTGCCAAGTTTAAATGCGTAGTATAATTCGGCATTATAATAATCCTCCTTTTACTTCCGCCCATGTAGACGGTGCTAAATCTTCCCACTTATACTCGTAAACATCCGACCAAGTCAGGTATTTAACGTAGTAATCTACCGCAATATGAGCCGGCAAATAGTCGCGAATCAATTCGCGTAAAAACTGCATATTCGAAGGCACACCATTTTCGTCAACAAAGCGGATAGTCACGCTGTAATTAGCGTAATCTTCGACGATTTCGATAGTTCCGTTCGAAAATTGGCGTACAATCTCGATTAACCTATCAGTAGTTGTAACGCCTTGCCCGACTAGTTTCGCTTTGATTAATTCTCGCCTCTCCGGAACAGTCGCAGCAAAAGACTTATATAAATCGCTCCATAGGACGCCTTCAATATCATTAAAAGTCGTTGCTCTGCGCTCGATACCCTCCCACGTAATTACTCCGACTTGTCGCTTTATCCCGAGAATACGCTCAAACTCGTCTAATCCCCAAGTTGCTGTATCGACGTACCATTGCGACTGTAAGTCATCTATAGCACCGTTAACACGCGCTAATTCTCGCTGGTCTGCCGTTAACATTTCGTCAGATTCGAGTAACTCCGTATAGTACTGCGGTACGTGCGCTTTTAAATCTTTATAAAACATCGAGCGTCACCGTCCCGACTACCGCTACTTGCTCGTCTGCTACGTTGATATTGACACTACCGCCATTAATTGTAAGTCCGCTATAGTCGCTAACTTGCGCAATATCAAGCAATAAAGAAGCTACTTTCGCATACCTAACCGGCTCCGGACCATCGTTCAATGCGTTATTTTTAAACGCAATACTCGATAAGTACTGCGTTAATTTCTCGTTAAATTCCGCCTCAATCTCATTAATTAGGACGCCTTGCGGAATTGAAACGCTGGCTACAACGTTTACTGTAACCGGATTTGCTCCGACTACTGTTACATTAGCGCCGATAGGTCGATTAGCTTCGATGTACGTCGTTGTTGCGTCAATAATAGCGGGAGATGGTGTTTGCTTATTTTCGTCGAGTAATACGACTTTGACCGTTCCTGGACCATTCCATACCGGAATAACTTTTACGTCAGATACGCCCGCAACTTCTCGCGCCCACTGTTCGTAATGGTACGCATTACCACTCGTTGCCGGCTTTCGTACTTTATCGTAAACCCGCTGTAATAGCGATTCGTCTGATTCTTCGTCAACACCTCCGTCAAATGCTACGCTATTCGTAACACTTACAACGCCGGCTAAATCGCCTACAACTACGTTAATTGCGCCAGTCGGTACATTACCGCTTGCTCCGCCATTAACGGCTTCAACGCTAGTAATCGCGCTACCTTGCGCTAAAACTACGTCAAATAGTGTCACAAAATAAACGCCACCATCCGTTCGGATTCGCGTACCTTTCGGAACTTGAGTGCTTTCCGGACCTGTTAGCGTTACTTGGCCAATTGATTTAATTGCGGACTTACGATCAACTCCGTAATTAGCCGCCGCTAACGTCAGTAAATCGCTTGGCATATCTTCGTTAATGAACGCATAACTAAGCGTTGTGTCTAATTTCGAGTAAAATTCCGCTAACGAAATCGCAACAGGCGTAGTTAAATCGCAAGCTACCGATCCTTGCCGTTTATCTACGTCGTTGCTAATATCGCTTAATACTCGTTGTATTATCGCTTGTTCCGTTTGGTCGCTAAATCTAGGTGTAATCGACATTATATCACCTCACTAAATTCAAGTATTACGCCATCGAAGGTATTTACGTTAAAAGTAACGTGTATTCCGTCTTTGTGGTATTGCGTTATTTTTACGTTAGTTACGCTCTCGATACGTTCATCTGCTTCGACTGCCTCGCGAATAAGTCTCGGGATTTCTACTTCTGTTAACGTTTTTGATACGCTACTCCCGATTAAATCTCGAATTTCTTCGCCATACGTACCGTCATAAATCAGATAGCGATTACGTGACGTAATTAACACTTTTTGTACGTATTGCCGTATCGCTTGCTCTCCGTCGATAAGACCACCTATACGCCCTCTCTCGATGTCTATACGCCACGTTTTAGACGTCTGTAACGTTTGTGAGCTTCCGACGGATTGAGCGTCCTCCGCTACGTCTACAACGTAATTAATCGGTGTTAGTGCCATCGCTATACCACCGCCTTGTCTAAGATGTATACGAGCTGTCCGTCATTTGCTACGGCACAAATAACACGGTCGCCCGACTTTAAATTTGACTTAATCGTTAATGTAGCGTTTTCTACCGCTATAGACTTCAAAGAGCCGCCGCCCGAATACGTGTCTTGTACGGCTCCACTAACCGTACCTCCGCTTATACTTATTTCGCGCGTATGGTCCGCTAAATGCTCCGCAACTACGATACCTTGCGTAGGAGTGTCGATTGATTCTCCGTCTAATCGGACGCTAATGTTCGGTAGAGGCGAAGTAATTACGCCCATTACTACCGAGGATACTTTTGATGTATCTGCGGTCATTAACTGTTTTAAACGGCTTGCTCCGTTGCCTTCTGTCGCCATTTACTTCGCCTCCTGTTTCGTTTCGTCATCCGATATTTGTACGTCGGGTAGTTCGAGTGTTCGCGTTAGTTGCATCGACATCGTATATATGTCGCTACTAATATTGTGCGATATATCAGTTACGTAAAACGCTCTATTTGTGCGCGTCATTTCGTTATAAACATAGACGGGCGTTCCTACGTCTACTTCGATAACGCCTAACGTATCAATACTAAACTGCTCGGACTCTTTCGAGTTTTCCGCTAGTAACGTTTGTGCTCGCTGCTTGATTTGTGATTCCGGAGATTCTTCGTCCATTTCTTCGACGATTTGTAATACACCGTACTTTTTACGCTTTTCATCGTCTTTAGCGATAATTACCGTTTCTTTGCCTTTTGCTCCACCGATAACTTTTACTTGTGTTATTACGTCTTCAATTGATCGTGTATATGACGCAGATATTAAGTTTTGTTTATCGCTAAATAAATACGTGGTTTTACTTACGCCAGCAGTCAGCGTCAATTTTCCGTTATCGTTTCCGACAAAATATCGTTTGCCAGTCT